GGGCAGGCGGAATGACATCAAGACGCATAGCCTCTTCCGCTACCTTTTCCCATGACTGGCGAATTTGTTCCGGCTTTACATTATCATTCACAAACAGATCGCTGCAGGCCGCATCGAGACACATGCTCATATGTGCCGCAACCAGTGTAGACAGGCGCTTGACCTGCTCCTGATTCATTTCAGGCAGAATCAGCAGCCCCTCCAGCCCTTCGTGGCTTGCCATAAACCGAAAGGAGGCAGACACCTGACTTTCACGCACGCGTTCCAGTCGCTCAAGGCACGGCCTGATGGTTTCATGCAGATAGCGGGAATATGCCTTTGGCCTTCCCAGCCCATGGAAGAATTTGATTCTTTCGAGAAGTGGTTTGCTTATGTGGACAGGCTCGGCGCTGACGTTGGCAAGAATCACCAGATCGGGATTAAAGCGCTGCTGCTCACGGGCCATTTTGGCGCGGCTGATGAGCCGGTTCTGCTCCAGTTCACGCTGAACAGGATCGCGGGACTCATTGAAGAAATAGCGTTCCCAGACCTCATCACTCAGGGCCTCGCGGCGTAGATGCTCCTGTTCGTTGTCCGCAGTGTAGAGAGTGATCAGGTTTGAAAGCGCGGACACCGGCGCAACATCCGCCGGGTCCAGATAGGGGTTTACAGCTTTTTTCGGGGCATTCCATGGAAAAGCCCCGACGGCCTCAGTCGAGCCGCCTTTGTCGTATGTTAATTCAGGCATCACTGACAGACTCCGAAGCTCACAGCGCGCCTCGGGTGTAGTGCTTGCCTTTCAGTTCTGCGATTTCCTGGCATGTGACGCAGCACTGCACGCCCGGAATAGCTTGTCTGCGAGCTGTTGGTATTGGCGCGTCACAGTCGATGCAAAGAACGCGAGCAATGCCCGGCTTTCTGGTGCGGGCGTTCTGGATATGGCGCTGCAGGTTTTCTTCGACGCGCTGCTGTACGAGATCCATGGAATCAGCCATTAGTGCCAGTCCCCGCGTGATTCAGCTTCATAACGAGCAACTTCACGGCGCAGCAGTTCTGCCGCCTCAATTCCGGTCATTTCCTTATTTAGGATGTGGATCGCCAGTGCCTCCATGCGGAGGGAAACGGCAAAGGCACAGCTTTTACGCTCATCCAGGCGAGTCTCGTTAAACAGCTGGAATAAACCGGCATCATCCGGTCCGGTTTTGGTGGTACTCGTTTCACTATTTCGCATCATCAATTCTCCTGAATTTGGGTAAAAGAATGCCCGGCGGGTTTACGCCATTAATTTCTGTTTTGGGTTAATTCGGCATGGTTAGCCGTTTCGGAAATAAGCTCACCACTGCACGAAAATGATTCATTGCTTTAATCAGCTCCCGCGTTTCGTCAGTAGTCAGCTCACTAATATTGACGCGGTGACGTTCTGCCGGAATTTTTGCCATAAAGAATATGGCGGCCAGTGCCCTCTCGTTCTGTTTGTGATTAATGTCGCGTGGGTCGCGCATCTCATGAATAAACCGTTCCAGCTCGTGCTCAATATTTAGACCAAACACTTTTGCTCTCAGCTCCGCTATGTGGTTCAGCCCATTCAGGCGCTGACCGGGACTAAGCGGAACTGTCGCCGTGTTACCTTCTATAGCCATTAATCAACCTCATTAGCGACCTGAACTTAAATGGTTAAAAATCCACATAACCCACTGAACCAAAGAATGTTTAAAGTGATGCCGGGGATTTTTATGCACGCCCGGCACGTGCCTTAGTGGTAGACTATTTGCGCCAACAATCATCTACCCGTCGAAGGAGAAACCTGATGTCAGACTCTGACAACTTCCACGTATTGCCTCGCCCTGCCCCTGCACCTCAACCAGCGCCGGGACAGGATAAAAAATAGGATTCCGGCATGACTAAACAAAGCTCCGAATACTTCCAACTGCATTACAGTTATTACCTTGAGGTTATGACGGCAACGCTTCACGGTAGAGCTGACAAGTTGATGACAGCCATTCAGCTTATTAGCGGTACTGCTGTGTTTGCGGACACTGGTCTGGAATGGTTGTTCGCTTTGCCCGTAGTCGTTATCGCGACAATTCAACTTGTGTGGCAACCAGCTATTATTTCCGAACGTGCTAGCGTACAAAGCCGCCAGTATGGGGAATTGCTTTATGCAGGGAATGAACTGACCCCGGAACTGATTGCACAAAAGTTGAAAATGCTGCATCACTCTGATTCCGCACCTTTCGGTTCTTTGTTAAATCCAGCCTACAAAAGAGCTGCTATTGCATGTGGTCGGCCTGATGACACTAAGCTCAGCTTCCAGGAAAAGCTTTTCGCCTGGTTTGCAGGTTGCCTGCCACGTTAATACTTAGACGTTGTAGCAAACTCTTTTTGCCTGTTCCCCGGACAGCCTGCTGCCGGGGAGACAATTTAATACACGGATGCCACTTTTTGCCGTCAGGTAAGTAAATCCAGCCATGGCCGTAATGTGTTGCCGGGCTTTGCCTAACCAGCAGTGATGCGAATGAAGGTTCGTTATTCAGCATAAACACCTCAGCTCAGACCGAACGATGAACCAATGCCCGTCACCGTATCGACGACACTTGCCATTGCAGGGTTAGCCTGTAGCCGCGCCTGCAGTGAAATGGCGGTAAGAGCCATTAGGCGAGTAACAGAGTTGACGCTTTCGACAACCTGGCGGCGGGTGGTCGCATTTAGCTGAACACCAGAAACCGCACTTGCAGCAACACGGCCAATCTCGGCGGTGGCTTTCAGGACGTACTGGGGAATTTTCTCCCGTGCGATTTCATTGGTTGGTACACATGGCAGGCAATGGATCTGCGCCAGAAAACCATCAACCAGTGTTGAGTCTTCGGTGAGATCGGTCAGCAGCCAGATATCTGGCGCGGTGAGCTGGTGCGGTTGCTCCGGGTTGAGCTTATTACGCAGGGTCTGAACGTTCATACCTGCACGCTCTGCCAGCTCCGCCATGTTGTGGCGTAGAGCAAAGGCCCGGCAGGCTTCATTGAAATGGGGATGTTTTGATATGCGATAGTCAAACATAGTCAGTTGCTCCGTGAAGTCTCAAAATGGAACTAATTGATAGTCACTTTGCAATCTGAGAGTGCATCAACGGTTAAAGCAACGATGTTAATCATTACCTTTTCACGCTTCTTATCTTTCCGCAGGCGGTGACGAGGCAAACGACCATCTGCAAGCATGTCGTTAATGGTGTCAACAGGTAGCCCAGTAAGCTCGCTATAGCGTTCAATTGTGACGTGCGGTGTGTTCAGAGTGATTGAAATATTAGGGGTCATGATGCAACATCTCCTATTGGCTTGTGGTGAGCCGTTTGTAATCGTGACAAGTCCCCAAATGGGAACAGAACTGATACTAGGATCGCATAAGAGATATGTCAACATCAAAGTACCCAAGTGAGATCAAAATAAATCCCAATCAGGGTGGCAAAGCTGCGATTGAACGATTGGTAGAAGCGTATGGATTTACGACAAGACAGGCTCTTGCAGACCACTTAGAAGTGTCAAAAAGCACACTGGCTAACAGATACATGCGAGATACCTTCCCCGCAGATTGGATAATTCAATGCGCCCTAGAAACGGGAATCTCGCTCAATTGGTTAACTACCGGCCAAGGGATGAAAGAAAGACCAAACAGAAATAATATCTGTGAGATTGAAAAACAAAATCTTTCTAATGGGAAACTGGAATCCAGTGGTTATTACTTTTTTGATGAGCAATTCCTTCCAATTGGCATGAAAAACCCGATAGTGATCATTGATGAAAAAACTGAATTTATTTGTGAAAGAGAATTTGATGACATCCGTGATGGAAAATGGGTAGTTAGTATCGATGGTGAAATATTGATTAGAAGTTTGACGCGCCTGCCAAGCAGTCGTATATATATAGCCGGTGGTAACCACTCATTTGAGTGCGCGATATCTGATATAAAAATCATTGCAAAAATACTTATTAGCTGTACCAGATAGGGATATCTCATGATTCAATATCTAACCATTAGTAATATAGCAACGACACTGTTTTTTTTAGGTGTGACTTTGTTGATCTATGCTATAAACAGCAAATCTACAAGCACTTATTACAAATTTACAGACGAAAGCTTGTCTAAACAGCGCCTATTTAAGTTTTCCATTACCATACCTTTATTTGTCGCGATGTTATTTTCTTTACCTATTTGTTTCCAAAATGAATTAAACTTCGATTTCACTCCTGAAGGATACGATGCTTTTCTCCGCACATTTAAACTACCCATCGCCATATGGTCTTTGTCGATACCATTAGTTGCTATCGTTGCACATATACATAGGACGACGCAGACCGCATCACAACTTGAAGTTACCAAAAAGAAGAATATTGGTGATGGTTTTTTTTCACACCACAAATATATTACAGAGGCCTTAACTAAATTTCCAATTCATATAATCAAAGCTAAAAGCGGAGATTTTGAAAAAAAGGTCAATGAGCCTTACAAACTTTACAACAATCTTTTTAAAAATTCATCATATGAGTCAGGAGTATCTGTTAGCGACATTGAAGAAAAGGCTGTAGAAGTCCAAACATTGCTAAACGAAATATCATCATATATCAGAAAATCCAGCATCAGGAATGATAATATACGAGGGAAAGCCGATGATCTCAATAAAGCAATTGAGTGCACAAAAAAACTAAACTCCCTATTAACGATTAGCATGATAAAATCAGATAAAAATTACCTTTTCATGTTAAGAAATGATATTGGAACTATGAAGCTAATTATTCCATACTACCTTGAAAATGAGTTTAAAGAAGACTTAAAATTCACAATAGAGTTTGTAAAATCCATCTTTGGATTAATTAACAAGCCAATTGAGATTAAAGACACTTTGCATTACTACATATATCTATCTAATGTCAGGCATTACTACTATGAAGCAATTTTCAATAATCTTATCGAAACTGATGAGCAAGAAACATATGGATTTGCGTTGAAAAAATCTATGAGCTTTGATGAAGATTATAATAATTATGAAGAAAGCCTAGAAATGAGGATGTATATTAGAGCTTCAATGAAACATTGACCACTGTTCAAACATACAGTTACATTTAGCCCTCAGACATGAGGGCTTTTTTATGGCAGTACGAAAACTCGACACAGGCAAATGGATTTGCGAATGCTACCCCGCCGGGCGCAGTGGGCGTCGTGTGCGTAAACAGTTCGCCACCAAAGGCGAAGCGCTGGCCTTTGAGCGTCACACGATGGATGAGGCAGAGGCTAAGCCCTGGCTGGCTGAATCGGTAGACCGTCGGACTCTGAAAGACGTGGTTGAACTCTGGTTCAAACTGCACGGCAAATCCCTGACCGCTGGCGAGCATGTTTACGACAAATTGGTCCTGATGGTTGATGCTCTCGGAAACCCTCTAGCTACTGATCTCAGCTCAAAATTGTTCGCGCATTACCGTGACAAACGCCTTACGGGTGAAATCTACTTTAGCGAGAAGTGGAAGAAAGGAGCCAGCCCGGTAACAATAAACCTTGAACAAAGCTATCTGAGTGGCGTTTTTAGCGAGCTGGCCCGACTCGGAGAATGGACTGCACCGAATCCACTAGAGAATATGCGCAAATTCACCATTGCCGAAAAAGAAATGGCCTGGCTGACACATGAACAGATTACCGAGCTTCTTTATGACTGCCAACGCCAAAGCGCCCTGCTCGCTCTGGTGGTTAAAATCTGCCTGAGCACCGGAGCGCGCTGGCGCGAAGCGGTGGACCTCACCCGCTCCCAGGTCACAAAGTATCGGATCACGTTCGTCAGGACCAAAGGCAAAAAGAACCGAAGCATTCCGATTAGCAAAGAGCTTTACGAGGAAATCATTGCCCTGGACGGCTTCAAGTTCTTTACGGATTGCTACTTCCAGTTTTTGTCTGTGATGGACAAAACTTCCATCGTGCTTCCTCGCGGCCAGCTTACCCACGTTCTGCGCCATACGTTCGCAGCACACTTCATGATGTCTGGCGGCAACATCCTTGCCCTGCAGAAAATCCTCGGCCATCACGACATAAAAATGACTATGCGCTATGCTCACCTGGCCCCTGATCACCTTGAAACTGCCCTGCGCTTTAATCCGTTAGCGACATTACCAAGCCACATTCAACCGATGGTTTGCCAATGACAACTGAAAACTCACATGTATAATTCCGCATAACACTCTTTCAATCTCTCATTTAGGCAAGAATGCTAATGTCGCAGATCGTCCTTTTTCTCATTGCTGTTGTCTTAGTCATCATTATTTGGCGTCTAATCGGACAATACAAGAAAACAGTGTTTCGTATCTCATTAATTTTACTTTCAGTTGTTGTTCTGCTCATAGGCTTAGTTGCTGGCTGGCTTCAATACAGTGCCTGGAAAGATAATCAGGAGTATAAGAAAGATGTTGTGAGCTATTTCAGTTCCTATGACGAGTGGGCTAGAAAATCCAAGAAGGAGAATGGCGACAATTACTACACGCTGGATGTGATGGAAAGATATGCAGAAGACCTTGCTAACGCTCGTGGACACTCGTATTGGTATACACAAAGACCTCTTGCTACAGGCGTTGATGGTTTACCTGTATTTTACGATATGACAATAATGACTTTAGCTGAACCTCTTGATGGCGTGACTGAAATTAAGGTCCGTTACAATCGAGGCTTGAGCAGTGGTGTTGTTGAAAGCGCAATAGAGGGAGGTTATCGTGGGGGTATTCTAGTAACCATACTTACTTTGGATATGACCAAACGATGGAACCCTAACAAAAGAGCTTGGGTACCTACCAAAGATTGAGATGGTATTCGTTAAAGTTGCATATTATGAATGGCGACAAAGTGGCGGCAGCGGTTGGCATTGCCCCGTAATCGCCACTCCTTACCACTAACCTAACTTATTGATTATCTTGCAAGTCGTTGTTTTTACTAACCCGTTTACATAAATGGGTTTTTTGTTGCCTGAAATTCATGCCCTTGCGGCATAAAGCCTTTCTATGCCATTTCAATCGCATATAACAGCTCAACCAGATCAACCGCACTCACTTCATCCCAGCGCAGGTAGCTCGACAGAGAGCTTGTTCCCGAATCTTGCCCTAAAACGCGCTGGCATATTGCCTGGTGGTCAACGGATGCAGAGACCCACACGGCTCCGCTCTGCTGACAAAAGTAGGTCGAGCCTTTCAACCCATCCCGCTGAATACGTTTCTTCCAGGTATCCACCTGCTGTGTCGTCACTCTTAAACTCATCATTCCCCCTGAGTAAATCAAGCACTCCCGCCTGGTGATCTAATAAAATATCAGGATGAATCAGCGTGGAGAATATGCGTGTTTGATTTTTATCCTGACAAAAAATTTAGCAGAGCAGAAGTCATGTGTCATCCAACACCTGTTCCTGCTGTAAAAGGTATCTATTTTTGGTGGTTTATAGAAATCCCCCATGGTGTTCCAATTGAGGGATGCATTACTCAACTGGGATTCACGTTTCTTTATGTCGGTATTTCGCCCGATAAAAAAAGCAAACCTAATAGCCGCGCTAATCTTCGGCAGCGCATTAAAACCCACTATAACGGTAACGCAGAAGGTTCAACACTCAGGCTCACACTGGGAGTTCTGCTTTCGACGAAAAGCAATTTCCCGCTCCGTCGGGTTGGTTTAGGCAAGAGAACGACATTTACTCATCCTGGCGAGCAATGGCTGGATCAGTGGATGGAAAAAAAGCTAAGGTTTATTGGGTCGCAGATGAAGAACCTTGGGTGCTGGAAGAAACGTTGATTTCCAGCACTTCATTACCATTGAACCTTCATGGAAACAACCACGCCTTTAAACCCATGCTCTCAGCAATGCGCAGCAAAGCCATGACTGAAGCCAAAGTAATGGAGATCGCAGATGATACAGGATCTAGCAGGAGTGTAGTTGCAGAAATGATAAAGCAACCTGTGGAAGTGGACTGAACCAAATATGAAATCCGCTGCTTTCTAAGGTAGTTCTTCACGAGAATGTTATTGCACCAGCGGTGGGTAAGACTCAGTAAGAACATTGTTCCTGCATACCTTTGGGATGAGTTGGTGATGCGCTGGATTTTTGCGGGCGGCAAACTGATCGGAAAAAAGCCTCATGCGTAGCGAAGGCATGCCCGCATTCGATACTAATGCACTGGTTGTACCGCTCCCATTTGGTTTCAAGATCTCCCGTTTTTCATCCGACATATCCCGTTGTCCCGGTCCGCTTCGGCCAAAATCCCGGTGCGGATCATGTTGGAGAGAGGCGCATGATTTTTGCGAATGGTATTGTTATAGCGGAATAATGACAACCACTAGCTGTTTTGCTATGTCTTGCAAACTGTGTCGTTGATGGTACAAATAGACTGAAGGATAAAAAACCAACAGGAGGATCAATGAGTGTTATAAATCCAATAAGCTCTAATATATTTAATGCTGAATTTTTAAACTCCCCAGCAGCGGCACTTGCAGCATGGATATCCATCTTTGGAGCTGTTATAACTTTGCTCACAATCGTTGCCAGAGCATTATTCAAATATCGGAGGTCTCATGATATGATACTAAAAAAATCCGGTATCCCTGCTTTTTTGCTAAATTTTTTCTTTATTCGAATATCATTAAAAAGACTGCCTACTATCACATGGGTTGAAAAAACCGTAACCATTCTTTTTTCACTCCTTTTTTTGTATTCTATTTATCTTCTTGGACCAGCACTCATCCAAGCCATTAAGACTCCTCCAAATAGTACGATACTTTACTGGAAGAGCTCCGGCGAGTCATTTTACATATCAAATAAATTAGCGACTGCGGCTACAATCTTTTCCGCTCCTGACTGGGAAATTTCAAAGGATGATTGCCCGCAATCATCACCTTCTTATAAAGAGAAATACAAGTCATTAACAATTGAACAAAAAAAAGATCTTTGTAAATTGCTAAACACTGAGGAAGGACAGACTTTCATTGATAAATCGGTTAAAAAGTTCATTAAAGACAAATTTTTTATTTACTCCATTACTCCAATGGCCATGTTTATTTTATTATGGATATCCATGGGCTTAATGCTAACTATTCACTATTCTAAAAAAGTCAGAAAATACATTCTAACGGAACAAAAAAATGCAATTCTTTGGGCAAATGGTGAATTCAAGTCAGAAGGTATTTATGCAATATATCAAGAGTTAGAATTATAGATTCTTTTATACACCCAACAATTGTCGTTGTGTATAAAGTTCTTCCGGCTTCTTACGGCTTACCCGATCACATAAGCCGTAAAATTGTTTCCATTCAATACACTGCAACACCCCGGCAAACTCGACTCTGAAAGAGTCCGCAGTAGCAGCTTTTTTCAGAGATTTGGTGGTGTGGAGTTTAGTGAAGACCTGTCGATGAATGCGACCTTTTTTGTCAGAGCGATTATGCAATGAATCTGTGCAAAAATTTCGTCAATTAGTATTGAGCTTTTGGAAAGGTCCAACAGCAAGAACATATCCGGCGCTTTGAACTGATGCGGCTGGGATTCCGCCATAATCACCACCCTTCATTATAAAACCATATTATTTATTTCTCATTTAATTCTTTATTTTAGCGAACCACTTACATAAATTAATTTCTCCTCTTAAGACCAACTCTATTTTAATGAAAAATTCTCACAACACTTCCGCTTCCATGAAAATATCGTCGTGGCGGAACTTTCTATATGACGGTAATAGGTGATAAAAACCTGCAACTGGCGCGTCAGTATCAGTAAGAAACTTCTTCCTGCATTACTTTCAGATTTTGGAAGGAGTCATTCAATATCGCACTCATCCATTTTCACCTCGAACTCAAGACTGATTCTATTTAGGTTAAAAAATATCAGGTCATTATCCTAAAAATCTCCAATTTTTCATAAATATGATCTGCTTTGTACTTCCATATAAGCGACGAGAATAATCTGGCATGGATAAAACACACTATGGAGGGAACAGCAATGAATCTTTCACGCCCAGTCATGCCAATTGAACTCATCTTTCAGGTCTTAGAGCATGCAGCAAAAGTTCGCTCGATTGAGCTGAAGTGCGAGGCCAATAAGCATGTACCATTCTGAAGAGATCATCCGCCAGCTTCAGAGCCAAAAGATACTGGCAATGAAGCTGGACCGGGCGGTACGTGATGTAGGCGAAGAGGTAAAGGGCCAACTGAGTAATATAGGTGCCGGTTCCCAACGCCTGCTGTACTACACCTCCTGCTTTACTGATGAATATTATGATGTGTGCACCAGACAAAACCTGGAGGACGCTCGCTTCCGAAAAGGCATATTCCATCTCGTTTCTCGCTGGAACATCGTCTTTGACCTAATCAACACGTACGTTGAGGAACTGGTTAAAGATTATTCTCCGGCGGATTTATCAGCGATACAACATGCTCTAATGCGCGCTAACGTTTACATATCCACCAGCACGCTAACCTCGTATTCATTCTCTGCAGGCGTCGCATCGACCGTTTGCCTCTATGTGACACTTCCACCTTCAGGGTTAAAGATCGTTTCAGGATTAACGGGCGCGGCTATTGGCGGGCTGGGGTTATATGGGGTTGTACAAAAGGCTGCTGACAGCGCTCACCGCCTGCAAGTGATGCACCCCGCTTACTATCAAGCGTTATACCTGCGAGAGTTGGAGATGATGTATTTCCTGGTGGAGCCTGCGTTTGCGCGCGCGGGGGTGCTAACCCAACAGTGGACTGATGGCCAAAGCCCTTATGGTGTTGCAGACACCATCCTGAAGCTAATGGGTAGACGCTGATGGGCTTTCTAAGACGCTGGTTCAAATCTCAGGCTCAGTTCTTCTTCTGGACCTATGTCCCGCTCATCCTCACGTTCATTTTTGGCCATGTCCTTGACGTTTACTTCCCTGAGGTTAGTCAGGGATTCATCCTCCTGTTTTACCTGGTAACACTGGGACTGGCTTACTGGATATGGCATTGAGGAATATCAATACGTTACGCTTACTAATAAGGAAATTACATGTCTACTCCCGCACACCTATGGCTAGAAGACGAGAACGGTTCGCCAATTGTCGGTAGCTGCATGATGCCCATGCGTCCTGGCTCCATAGAGCTAAAATCGTTCTCCCACGGTGTAACCATTCCGGTTGATCCAAGCTGGGGCAAACTCACCGGGACGCGCGTCCATCGCCCGATTACGATAGTTAAAGAGTTTGATCAGACTACCCCACTTCTTTACCGTGCTGTCTGCGAAGGGCGAGTTATGAAGAAGGGTATC